CATCGTAAGTACCTAATAAACTTTTACCTCCTGGAGATAGTTCAGGTAATCTTTGTGCATAAGTAGTGTCTCCTTGTAAAGGTAGAGGGTCTTCAGGATAAGGTAAAGGGTTACGTTTAAAAGAAGGGAATTTTTTTCCATCTAAAGACCATCTCAATCCTACATATCCTCCTGCAGTAGGTTTGAATTTTAAATTTTCTGAAGAGTTATCTTTCCACGCTCCTGGTGTTATAGAAGAGTTTGAGCCTGATACGTCGCCTTCTTGGTAAACAGTAGCAGTATCTTCTACTTCTTTTGTTTTGCCTGTAGCAGGTGCAAAGTTTAAATTAGCTCCGCCAAATATAGTGAATGGTGCTTTGTTACCAAATTTAGGTCTCCACTCAAAATCTCCTCTTCCACCATACATTAAAAAATCTTCAGCATTACCCCCAGCATAAGGCATTAAACTGCCTGCAAATTTTCCAGGTCTTATTTCTCCTTTACGTCTGTTCTTAGCTCCAAAATGAAATTGATAACCTGCATCCCAACCTAATACAGCACCTTTTAATCTTTTAGCATCACTGTTATAACCTACGCCTAAATTTACAACAGCGTTACCTGTACGACTAGGATTAGCCATTCCTCTATAGCTTGCATCTAGTCCACCTGTTAAAGCAGTTTTTCCTGCGGGTGCGTTATAATTATAACCAATGTGAGGTTTTAAAGTCCACGCTTTCTTTTTACCGTAGGTTCCTTCTAAACCTAATTCCATACTTGCTGTATTAAACCCTAACCCTGTAGTAGGATTAGTGTAAAGAGGTTGTAAGGTTAGAAAAGGATTTTTGGGTTTAAGTTTTTTAGGTATTTCCATTATTAAAACATTTGAACATCAAAGTATGAAATTAATCTATTCATTATCAACTCTTTATTTTCAGAGTTATCGAAGTATAAATTTACAATAAAATAAGAACTACGCAAACGAGCACGTTGATTATTAATATCTCTAGGAATCTTAACTCTCCATTTATCAAATCTTCTTTTAATTCTATCAGTTGAGTAAGAAACTTTTCCTGTATCTTGATATTCGTTATAGATTCTAAACGCTGTTATTGTTTGAGTTCTATCAACTACTTTATTATTATCTCTTACTATTGAATTGTATTCTAAGGTTCTTAATATCTTGTTTAAATCTGCTTGAGGATTTACAACTAAAGAAATAAAACATTCTTCTACATTGTTATAGAACTCTCCGTAGTTTCCTATGTTGTGGACAAATCCTTTTTCAGCATTACCAACTTTTTTAGTTGTTATTATTGTGTCTCCGTTTTCAATCCATATTGGAGGAGTTTGAGAAAGTCTTGAAGAAAAAGAAGCACTTAGTTCGTCGTAGACTAAAGAGAAGTCTGTAACTTGTTTAAAGTTTTCTAATGCGTTTGCATGTTCTAGTACTTCTAGAATAAGCTCAGCAGGACTTCCGTCACTAGTAGTAAAGGTAGAAGTGATTACTACATAATAATTAACAGTACTGCTAATTAGTACAATATCAGAAACATTATAAGTAGTTTCTCTTTCTATAGCTCTAATCATTCCAGTTGTAAGGAAAGTAAAAATAATCTCATTGTTGATTAAGTCTTTTCCTATATGTACTCCTTTATTTAAAATAGGATTATCTCCTCCGTACTCTTTTCTTAAATAATTTCCTGCACCTAAGTTTTGTAAGAAAGAGTGCATTCCTTTTATTTCAGATAGTGGAGAATTGCCTTCTCCTAATAAAAATATTTTTCTGTGAATAGCATCAAAGAAGTAAATACCTGAGTCAGTTTGTTTTACAGCCCATTGATGAATAGAACCGTGTTCTTTAGTGTAGTATTGGTGTTTACCAAATCCTAAACCTGTACCTAATTGTGTAGGTACTCCATCAGTTGATGTAGTAATAGCGGCCCTGTTAATAGCATATACACCTACAGCTCTATCTTGAATAAAAAAGATACTATCTTTAAAATTAATTACTCTGTTAATAGGTCCGTAATCATCTATATCGTAATAGTTATTTACACCAAACTTTGTCCAAGAGTCTATTTGTTCGTTATTTATTTTAACATCAGACAAGTAACCTCTAACATCGTTAATAACACATCCACTACTACTTGTAGTAGGTTCTACAAAAAATGCTACATCTATGTTTTCTCTAGAGTTAACTAGGTTGTAGGCGTACATATTACTTACATCTTTAGCAGTAGGAGCTTTTGTATTATTATTTTCTTGTCTTAGTACAGGAGATTCATCTCCGTCAAAAGTGTATTCTACTAGTGTACGCAATGTTGCTCCGTAAGCAAGGTCTTGATTAATTTGTGACTCTGTTACAAATAATTCTGTTTGAGAAAATGTGAGAGGAAACCAAGGTTTAGTACCTGTTTTATATAATGCAGTATCAAAGTCTACCATCTTTATTTGTAATGTAGACATATTCATAAATATATCTCCACCAAACACAATAGGCGTAGTTTCAGAAGTATCAATAATAGGAGAAGCCGTAATAAAGGTAGTGCTTTCTAATGCATCTTGAGAATATCCTCCATATATTTCAGCTCTAGGTACTATTAAATCTACTATTGGATAAGAAGCATTAGAAGCTATTCCTATTGTTGTTACACCTCCAAAAGCTTCATTTTTAAAATATTCAGTAGTTGGCACAGTAGGAACTGGTTGTTGTGTAATAGGGTCTACATCATAAGATTTTGTATATCCTAGTATGTTGCTACCACTTCTAGAAAAACTACTATCTCCAAAATTAGCATGGTCAGGGTCATTAAGATTATTTCCTATATTATAAGCGTAATAATTACGTATTGTATAGCCTCCCCAAATAGGTGTAATTTTATTTTGATAAGTAGAATCATCTAGCATATTAAAATATTCTTTCTGATTCCAAGCTTTTATATTTTCTATACTATTGAAAGTAACTGCATTGCAATTTTTTACTTTTATTCTAACATCTTGAGTATGCTCAGGCAAATCAATAGGACGTTTATCTGAAGTAGTTTCTGTTCTATCTACAAAAAAATTGTTAACACTATACCCTCCTGTTATTAGTAATCCAGTACTACCGCCTAATGCATTGTTTACTGTGTTTTTATAATTAAAAGATATTTCAGGAGAATAAAAACCTAAATACTCGTTGACAGCTAGAGCTGGGCCTACAGGATTTTTAGTGCCTAAAGTATCAAAAGTACTATTACCGTAGTATTCATCTAAGTGTATTACGTTTTCATTTCCATTAGCACTTAAGTCAAAATCACTTGAGGCTTCTTGTATTCTAAAATATTGACACGTTCTTATTACACCTTGAGTTAATCTACGTTTATCTGTGTCTTTTCTTTCTACTCTAACTATTTGATAACCAGTAACATTAGATAATAAATCTGGACAAGTACTAAAGTCAATACTAAACTGAATACCTAAGTTGTAAGCAATAGTAAACTGAGGTGTATCAGGGTCAGCTTGAGATAAAGGAAAGTAGGGAGTATCGGATGCGTTGTTAACGCTATCTTCTTCTGAAATATCAGGAAACTTAATATCTCCAATGTATTCTACAAATGTAGCTTCTCCTTTTGTAGTGTAAAAGATAATACCAAATCTATAAGTTTCTCCACGTTTGTAACCACGTAGGAGGCCTGATATAAAAGGAGAAGCAGCATTAGGATAGGTAGTGTTGGGTCTTACACCGTAACCGTCATTTAAATCGTGAGAATCTCTTGGAAATCCAAAAGGTACAGGAGATACGTTAGCAAAACCTGCTTGTACGTCCCCGTCAACAGTCATTGGTTCTAAATGGAAAGTATAACTGATGTTAGGGCCTTCTCCTCCTAGTCTAGCTCCGTCAGACTGGTATCTATATTGCTGATTAGTTTGCCAATTAGAATCCCAATGAGCATCTTTATTTAGAGCAAGGTTAAATGCGTTTTGTAAATCGTTATCATCGTTACCTGAACCTGGAGTAAATGGGGGTGTTATAATTCCTGCTAAGTTTCTGTATCGTCTAGTTTTAGCATAAAAAGTTTCGTTAGGTCCTAGTAAACTAGCAAGGTTAACTTGAGAACCTTTAATATTAGCTACTATTAAACTATTATCTTTTTGAGTAAAAGTCTTAGGAGTCTTAAATGCAAAGTTTTTAGTAGCAAACGTAAATAACTCTTCGGTAGTTTGGCTTCCTTCAGAACCAGTATAAGTAAATACTATTGAAGTGCTAAGCCCAATTCCCATTGTCTCTACACTTTTTGCAGATGGAGTAGCTATACCATTTTCGTAATAAAGAACTAAAAATTCTATCTTATCAAAAACGCTGTAGTTAGAAGTGTCGACAGTAACAGAAAGAGATTTGCCTGTGTTTATTGCAATAGGGTCTCCGTTATAATCAGCTGAACCAGTTAATTCAGAATCTGATACAATATGTATTAAGTTAGAGGGCGGAGATACTAATGTTTGTTTTCCGTCAAAAGTAATAAGTCTATAAGCAACTTGATACTCACCTGACATTAACGCTCCTCCTCCTGTAACAGATGTTAATAAAGGTTGAGTAAATTCTACATTAGGATAGATGTCTACTAGTCCTGGGTCTAGTGTAGTTAGATTAGGGTCTTCTAAGTTAATAGTTCTAAAGAAGTTGTTGTAGTCTGTCCAATAAACTCTTTGAGTACAATCAGACTCATATCTGCCTAATGCTTCTATAGGCCAATCTTTACTAAAATTAAGTAAAGAGCTGTAATACTTTAATGCAGGAAAACCACTAAGTATTTCTCTAGTAGCTGTGTTATATTGTATATCGTAAATCCAACTTTTAGTTCCTGAGTCATCTGCTACAAATACTATAATTCGATTTCTAATAGTAGTGTAGCCAATAATTTTAGGATTAGATGCAGTCCAAACACCAAAAGGTTCTCCTGAAGGATTTGCTTCTTCTGAATCAAAAGGAATAGTAAAAGATTCTACCGTACCTTTCATATTAGTAAAGGCTCCTGTAGATTCACCTGAAGTAGTAGTAATTCTAATATCTAGTGCGTCAATATATAAGTTAGGAGCTATACTATCGTAAGCAGTATCTTGATTAAGTCCTGTATAAGTATTAACGTGTGGGTTCATTATATTGCTGGATTAGGTCCTTGTACATTAGCACCAATAGTATTGATGGTAGATACTAAAGCACTTCCTGCTTTAGGTCTAAATTTACGTTGTTCTGGTAACTGCATATTAGCAAAGAAAGATGCATGTGCTTGTATATCAGGTATTGTTCTAATAGTAGCATTTTTAACTGATTCAGCTTCGTCAACACCGTTCCATTGTTTAGCGTGGTTAACTGCTTGAGCAAAATACCAATCTCTGTCTGTTTCTATTTTTTGGAATATAGCATCTCTTAGTTGTCCCATATACCAAAGCTTTCTAGCAATTTTGTGGCCAATATAAAAAGCAGCAGCTTCTAACCATTGTTGTTCAGCTGGTACTACTGGATAACCACAATCATCTGTTGGAATAGCTACATAGCTCATCATTATAAATCCTTTACTAAAACTAGGAAAGATATAATTGTTTTCTACAGTGTAAGTTTCTCTTGACTCAGTAGTATAATCTCTATCGTCTTTGTGGTATCTTTTGTGGAAGTTGTCTGTAGCCCAACGCATTGGGAAAGGTCTTCCGTGTCCACATTCAGCTTCTTCTATTGAGTCAACTCCTTCTAAATAAGCTGTTTGATTAATTTTATGTAGGTCAAAAGGAAGTTCACCTAAACCATCACAAATCTCAATATAAGCAATGTCGTTACTCATAACCATACCTACGTTAGTATGAGCCATAAACTCAGCTAACCATTCTAAACCTTCTTCGTCTTTAAGGTCGTAATTAAAGGCAAAGTCTCTTAGTACTTTGTCTATAATAGCTTTGTATGATACGGTTCTTCCTGCAAACATTACATTAAGTTTTTAAATATAGACTCTAATCTATTAGCAATGCCTTCAGTAGAGTTATCTTTACTAGGGTCTTCTGTGCTTACAGATTTTTCATCTTTGTAAACCCATTCTCCGTTTACTTTTTTACGAGTACATAGGGTAGTAATAAAACCTCCTTCTACTTGTTCTACTCTTGTTTCTTCATAACTACCATCTTCAAATTCTTTGCGGGTAATTTTTACAACTGATTCTACGTCAGTTGAAGAGTTTTCGTTTTCTTTTAATTCATCATCCATAATAAAATGTTTTACGGTTAGGGTCTTTTACAACTTTAGCTATCAATCTTGAATATTGTCTTGACGCTTTAAAGCCGTAAAAGCTTTTATATTTTAAACTAGTAGTGTTGTTATCCCAATGATGTTCGTAAAACTCTCCTGATGTGTGATCGTTCTCGTGATACAGTATTGGTTTATTTGGCACTCCTTTTAATTCTTTTAATGTTTGGTCTGGATACTTTACTTTCCAGTACTCTAGTGTAGCTTTCCAATTAGGTCTTACACTCTTAGCTCTCTTGCCTTCTTTAGTAAAATAGTTTAGCTTCTTACTCCTAACTCTTAGCTTACCTATTCCCGTTAGCTTTAACTCTAATCCTGTTTCTACTATTGCCGTACTAAACTTATCAAGTAATACTTTTAAAAACTTGTTATAAACACTTTTGTCTACTTCTCGTTCTTGTTTATGTTTTAAGTAGTGGCTGTAAAAGTCTTTCTTTTTTACTTCTCCTACTTTTCCTACTTTTCTTTCTTTACTACTATTGTCCTGCATTGCTTGCCATTGTTGGTTCTGTCTTACCGTCTTCTGCATTATTAGAATCATCTTGCTGATTAGCTCCTTTTTGCATTAACTGATTAAGTATTTGTGGTTTCATATATTCCCACATCCATAAGTTTAATGGATACGGTTCAGAACTAGAATAACAAGGTTTGCCACTAACACAACTTACAAATTGTTTTAATGTAGTAGGGTCTTCAAATATTCCTCTAACAGTAATGTATTTAGTTAGATTTACACTAGGGTTTTTGCTAGTTATTTACAAGTAGTTGTTGTAAAGAAATGCGTATATAGCTCTTTGAGTGGTTCTTCCGTGTCCTACGTAAGGAACTCTAGAATAGTCTATTAGAACGAATCTAGGCATCATTATATCAGCAGGACCAATTGTTGCAATACCTTTAGTAAAATAAAATTCTATAGTATTAGGTATTTGTACTTTAGTTCGTAGCACTTTACATTTTGCAGGAACATCTATACAGCAATCAATAGGATTAACTAACTCTAATTCTAAACAAGATAAGTCTTGTAATACGTAAGGGTCAATACTTCTATTTTTGTTATACTCATTACGCAACCATAGAGCACGCTGTCCATTAATTAAATCTGTAAAAAATTCATAAGAGAATGAAGATTCTATAGAGTTAATTGCTAAAGATTCGTCTAACTGTGCGTGAAGGTCGTCTAATGATAACATATAGCAAATATATAAGTTTATTTTTAAATTACTTACCTTGACCTCTATATAACTTCTTATATTTTCTAGAAGTCTTTAATTTAGAAGTTTTAGTTTTTGAATGTATCCCAGGTCTAGATACTTTTATTTTTGTTTTAGCTCCACCTGTTGTTTGTACTTTAGCCATAGCTATCTGTTTTTAAAAGTAAAGTTTAAGATAGTAAACAAATAAAACTCTCTTGATATATCTGCTTCTATTGTTAATATGTCCACATAAGATATTCTTATTGATATTCTTAATTTATCCCATTGTCTTGCGTGGGATTTCCAACCGTTTCTAATTTTCATAATTAAAATTCTTTTAGTAAGCAATAAGTAAATGTAGGCTGTTTAGATAATTTAAACTCTTGCATTTGCTTTTTATATTTTTGTATTTCACAAGGTACTTGGCAACCTGCTGACCAGCCTCCTACAACCGTACCTGTAGCCTTTGCATCAATGTCGTAGCCATTAGAATGATAGTTAATACCAAAAAAACCTTCTTGTAGCAAACCTTGTTCTTCTGATTTATTATCTTTATCTCCGTCTCTATGCACTTTGATTTTAGAACCTGATTGTAGTAAAGCATCTACTTTACCGTGATGTTTTCCAAATTTCCAAAGGTCGTAGTACCACTCATCAGATTTAACTACCGCTGCTCCATTAGGATTAAATTTGCCAAAGTTTTTTAAAACAGTTACTCCTGGATTAGTAGTCCCTTTAATTACTTGTCTAAAAGTCTCTCCAATAAAATGATAAAACTTATCATCAAAAGCATCAGGTTTATCCTCTGCTGAACGTACTCCTAATATCCAATGTCCTTGAGGAATACCTTTATAATCAGGTAAACTTTTTGCTCTATTTAATAGTTGACTGTCTGTATATACTTTCATAATAACTCGTCTTTTTGTTTTTTAATAAACTTTGCTACACCTAGTAAACGTTTAAACATAGCCCATAAACCATAACCTTTTACGTTAACTACTTTCTCATCTATTGAATATACTTCGTTGACTACTAATGCAATAACAGTAATTTTAGTAATAGCTAAAGGTATAGATAAAAATAATAAAAAGAACTCTCCTAATAAATTAATATCTAGTACATAAGCAGTAATTACTACAGTATTATAAACAAATAATTTAGAAATAAATCTAGCTAATTTATTACTTTTTAAAGGTTGTTTTTGTTGTTTAGCCGCCCACACCCCAAAACAAGTATCTAAGAATATAAATAACCCTACTAATACCATAAACACTTTAATAGGAGCAAGTAAAGTTATTCCTAATATAAAGTATTTAATTATTGATGTTTTTAATCCTGTTAAAATGTTGACGACTTCCTGTTTCATGGTTTAAGGTATTTTTTGATTAGTTTAAAAGTTAAATATATAAGTATAATTATTAATGATATTCCTCCTAAATAAGCAAAAAATATAACCCAAGAAGGTATATATTTTACTTTAATCTCTCTTCCTTTTTTATATACTACTTTATCTTTTATAATAGTATTACCTTTTATCGTTCTGTAAACAGTATCTACTTTAGCTCTTGAATAATAAACATTATTTCTTAATCTTGTTTCTAAACTTAATATTTTACCATTCTTATCTTTTAATATATCTCCAAACTTAGATACTACATTACCTAAACTATCGCAATACAATGAATCAACTACTGTAACTGTTTCTCCAGGTATTTCAATAGTAGTATCTCTATATTCTATTACTGTTTCAGTTTTAGTTTCTTGAACACATAATGGACAATACTTCTCTAAGCGTTTTTGTAAAGAACAGCTAGATAATACAATTAATAAGAATAACAGTTTAATTTTCATCTACTTCAAATATTACATCAAAGATAATAGGTTCTCCTAATATTACTCTAATACTTTCATCAAAAATAATGTACCAAAAGATAGGAGTATCTAAATAAGCTGTTTCATAATCTACCCAATACTTTGTTACATCTTCTTGATTGATTGGTAAACCATAATAATCAGCACATTGTTTACGTGCATCTATTGCATCCTGTTCTACTGTATATTTGTATCCTTCAATTTCCATTAGTACACATTGTAATAATTATTAATAGCTGTTTCTATTGCTACTCTATTAGCACTTTGTTCTGAGTTCCAGTATATGTATTCTTGATATTGACAAGTTGTAAAGTTACTTCCAGCTTGACCAAATGAATTTATATTAGCTCCAGCTGATGGTGCTTCTGTAGCTGTCAATAATAATGCAGTTCCATTTATATATGCTGTTTTTAAATTACTTGCATTTTTTTCTGAAGTTGTTATAAATGCTCCAGTAGAAGTATTAGTACCATGAGTAAATTGTGAAAACATTGCACTTATTATAGCTCCTGTTGTAGCAAACCAAGCTAAAGGTTCTTGTCCATTTGCTCCTGCGAATGTTCCTGCAACTCCTATGTGTAGTATATTGTTGGTATTAGCAGTTCTATTATTAACACCTATTGATAAGTACCTTGTATTAGGGTTTATACCTGTTGTTAATGTATATCGGTCAGTAGTCCAAGTTGTTGTTGGTTTCAATGTTATTGCATCTCTAATCACAAATCCATTAATAACAATTTGAGCTTGATTAGCAGCAGTTCCTTGTGTTGAATTATTAGCATTACCACTTTGGTCATACCAAGTTGCAACAAATGCATCTGCTGCTCTAACTGTTGTAGTTTTAAAATATGGCACAGATACTCCAGTATAACCACTAATCTGTGCTCCATAGACATAACATCCCCAACCAACCGTTCCAAGATAAGTCTGAGTTGCTCCATTGGTTAACCTTACTTGAAGACCAGTAGGTATTGATGTTACAGCTGATGTTACGGTAACTTCAAATTTATACCAACCACTACCAACAGATGTTAGAGTTCCT